GACGTTACATTTGGATAAGTCGTTACCGTTGTGCCATATTGCTCACCGAACTCAACCTCATACGCTTTGTAGCTATTTGTGCAACGCTGAAAGCCGTACACCGATGTGTTGAAGTCGGAACTGATGTAGGACTTAATAATAGCAGATATATCCACGACACCGTATCCGGTAATTGGATTAGCATCAAAGGTTAAGCGTGTAGAACCTGCCACACCTGAAACGTACACATCCGCAACGTAACGGAAATTAGGTTGTGTTGTGTTAGTAGATGCAATTACGAACCGCATATCATTGTACACGGGTGTCCATTCTTCGGGTTGATCTGTAATGTTAATAGCCATTAATCTTCAAGTATTTGAGCCACAAACACCTCACCGCTTTCGCTTAGTAATGTTTGCAGCAATTCGTTTATGTTATCCTCTTGCCACACCTCTGAAAAAAATCCTTTACCTCTGCTAACAAATCCTTTCTTGTGAATCTTTGACGCAATAGCATAGGACAAAGAATCACGCCATTCCAATGAACTTTTGAAAGTGCGGTTATAGTATTTGCCAGTCTTTTTGTTGTAGACTTTTTGGCTCAATTGTGGCGCTATTCCGCGCTTACTGATCCACAGCAATAGATTCTTACGTACCGCTCCATTCCCACTTGACCTTGTTGGTTTACGTCCCTGATCGACATACTTCCAATAGTCGTTCATTGTTATTGTCAACACGTAGCCATCATCGGTACGCTCTACCTGTGGCGTGATGGATTGTGCTAAATCGGAATCACCTAAAAATGGATCTTTTTTGGTAAGGTTGTTCCGAATTTCGTTAACGACATTTTGCGCCCATGTTGTAAGGGTGTCGAATACAAAGTCATCGGGATTGCCGCCTGTTACCGCCATGCCTATAAAATTACATGAACGGGTTAACGTTTAGCGCACCTGCATCTTCTGCTTTATTGCCTCCATCCGCTCTTTGTGGTCATCCTGCACGTCCTTCATTAGTGCCAAGCGGTTGTACCACTCAATAAGCGTCATGTTCCAGTACGCATCCTCTTTGGTCTTATCCCCGTTTGTAATCTCGTAGATGTTTAATTGCCATCCCCAATGTTCATGGATGCTAACGCCTTGTTCACCTCCGCTTCCAGTTTGTCGGTTAGCTCCTCCAAATAGGTTGCGATAAGCGGTTCGAGTTTCTTTGATGCCGCGCAAAAAAAAAGCGCGATACCTATCGCCACGTCTGCAGGTAGGTGTTTTTTGAATAGTTCGCACTTATCAACAAATGACAGATTCTTTTTAAATAGCTGCTTACGTTGCTCGGAAAAGATAGCGACGATGTACGGTAGCTTGTCGTATAGGTTGTCCGCATTCAATCGCAGCATCTTTACATCTTGCTCGTGATGCACTTTGATTGTGTTCACGTTAGGTAGGCACGTGAATTTATACCCGTTAACCTTAAATGCAGGGATGTAACGCGCTGATGGCTCTACGGATAGCAACGCATACAACTGTTTACGGTATTCGTTAAAGTCCTTGAATGATAGGTTAGTGAAGTAGTTGTCAGGCTTTCCGTGAATCATGGATAGCAATGCAACGTCCTTGTCTAATTGCTCAACTTCGTCCTTAGGTTGTACGGCTGCAATGCGGAAAAAGTCGCCTAATTGACCTGCCTTTAATTTTTGATAGTTCATGTTAATATCGTATTGAGAATTGATGTCCTTTACTTTCTTTGAAGCAATTATACGCTATTGCCGTAGCCATTACACCGTCATCGTGAAATCCGTATGGAGCACCGTATTTGATTGTCCTTGACTTAGCATTGTACTCAAAGGTAAACACGTCGAACTCCTTTTGCAACCAGTCGATAGGTAAGAATGTTACCTCACCATTTTGTGTAGCAACCGCCAACTGCTCAATCGCGTCATTCTTTGACTTGCTTGTTGTTACAAAGGGTTCTATGTTTTGCGGGTTACGGCATTGCTGCTTAATCTGATCTATCAAAGCATCACCGATGCTATTGACCTCAACAAATGCACGTGCGTTAAATTGATTTATTACGGTAGTTATTTCCCGTGTGATATTTGCCCACGTGTTATGCCTCCAGCGATTAATATACACCTGTTTGCCTTGCTCGTTAAAAATCGACAATACAGAATAGTCATCCGCCCTACCTAAGTCAACACCTGCAAAGAAACGTGTGCCACCTGCAGCCTCTTCCCACTTTGAAGCAAAGATACCAGCACCACCGTCGATAAACTCCGCTAAGTATTCCTGTCTGAACACATGGTCGGGTAATGTCAACCGGGCATCGTCTATTTCTTGTGGATTGATTAACGGGTTATCGTACGAACTCATCCGGAACGATTTGTACTGATCGTTTACCCCTGATAAGTTGTAAAGGTTGTAAAAATGATTCTTGCCCTTTGGTGTGCTAATTAACAACACTTTGCGACCTTTGACAAGCACCGTAGCGCGTAGCACCTCCGTCCATGCTGCTTCGTCCATAAACGCAAACTCATCGCATACAAGGTAATCGAATGTAAAGCCTCGAATGTTGTCGTAACGTTCCGCGCTGAAAAATTGAAGCGAAGATTTGCCGATCTTAATAGTTAACTCCGTTGCATTCTTTTCGATTAGTCCCGTCCCCTCAAATGCCAACACCATTTCCTCAAATACTTTCTTGGACTGTTTGTAAACGGGTGAAATCCACGCGCATTTGCAGCCGCTATTATTGAACATCCAATAAAATAGCTGATTCATCGCCAACATCGTTTTACCGAATTGACGACCAATGTTAAGCACGTAGTATTTGTAGTTACTACCGTTTATCGAATCATGAATCTTTTGCTGATTCTGATGCGGACGGTACAACTTCACCGAAAGATGCTTGGACATTAGTTATGTTTTGGTTTTGAGTTACTTCGTCCTTCCAACCGAATTTGTTTTTCAATTTGAATATTGCGCCCTGAGTCGATGCTGCCCACATTAGTTTCTTCTCGGTATCACCCTCCATAATCGATTCTAATATGTATATAACGTTCGCAAATTCGGGATTATGTTTGTAGTCATGCCAAGATGTGCGGTTATGAAATCCTAAGTACAAACGCATATCCGCTTCGGCATATTTACCCTTGTAAACGTCATCTGCCCATTCAAAATAGGATAAACCAGCTGCCAAAAGTTCCTCGGGTGTTTCCCACAAACGCGGTCTACCAACATTCTTTTTGATTAGCGACCAAATGTTACGCTCGGTAAACCTTCCTTTTTCGTCTCTACCTGTTTCGCTCATATTCTTCGATGTGTTCGTTAATTCGTTCGTATAAATGTCTAATGCAGGATGAACAAGATAGTGGTAACAACTCCTTGTATATTTCCATATACACTTGTCGCATCGGTTCACGCGGTGCGGTGCTAACTTCCTGCCCTACTGACTTGAATCGCTTAATAGCATCCATGTGCGGTGCTAAAAAGTTGTATTGCTGCTCGGTCATCTCTGTAGCTTTTTGTGGAACTCCATTCCCAATACGGCAACAAACGAAGCAAACGCGCTCATGAGTACCGTTAATACGATGGACTTCATATCACTAAAATTACAGAATAGCGTAATGTTAACCGCTAAGGCTACCCACCACGCCATGCACAACTCGCAGGTAAACGGCTTCATGTGTATTTTACCCGTGTATTTGAGCAGGATTTGAGATGGTATTAAGGTCATACCAACAAACCAATAAGATGCTATTCCGATTAAGGCGTTGATGTATAGTTGATGAATCATTTGTTAATTATTACGTAGTTATATTTACTAAGATCAATATCGCTGATCCATTTGCGTTGTATATGGTATGTGCCGTGATAGTCGGAAGTTTGTTTCTCCGTTTCGTTCATGTAGAACGTTATCAACACCTTTTTGTGTCGTCTGCATATGTTAAGTAAAGTCATGTGCAGTTCAACGTTAGTGCATCCCACCTGCACGACTTCAGTCGTACACGCTTTAATTTGTTTGGTATGTTCGGTTAGGTTGTAGATCATCGGATGTCAAAGCCTTTTATGTTAATAGGAGGAATAACCTTAACACGGCTAACAATAGTTGCCCATGCTCCATCGGTTATAAGATCACGACGATACGGGAACAAATGCCATATTTTGTTAAGCATATAACCAGTCGCTGCAGGTTCGCTGTCGTGAATAATAATGTAATGCGCTTTGTCTGCTAATTTAGCGATGTCGATGTGTCTGCGTTCGCCCGGACTATGGTCAATTAACACAACGCTATACTGATTGTGTTCTATGCTATCCCAATCTGTAACGTGCGTTGCTCCAAACTTAGCCGCCCATTCTTTGTCGTAGTCATAGCTAATTAATTGCTTTTTGTGCTTTTTAGCATATTCTTGCAGATACGGTGTGCTACCATCACCGCATCCCATCTCAAGAATCGGAAATGCAGATTGTTTCGTATGCTGCAATGCCCACCAAAGTAAAGGACGGTGATTATTCCAACCGTGTACGTCTTTAAGAAAGTCCATTGATATTGTCGTTTAGGATTTGTAAACAGCGTTCTGTTTCAAATAGGTTAAATGGTCGAGGCATATGCGCGTCGATGCCGTTGCGAAGTTGTACGATACGCTGCATTGTATTATTCCAATTAGCGCGGTCAATACGTCCCAATGCCAATCCGTTATCGATGCCTCTATTTAATGCAAAGTAATTAGTAATGCGCTCGGTAGCGATAACCTGATCAGTAAACCAATAATCGTTGAAATGCGGTGATTTGCTAAATTGACCGTATTTGTGCAATAACTCGGATGTCGTTTGTTCCGGAAATAATTGCTGCCACATTTGTTTCGGTGCTGCAATGTAGCAAATAGGGTGCTGCGTGTAACCTGTCAAGTCCCTACCATACACCGTCCATTTGTCCGTGTCTGGATTCCAATAATTTGATAACGGCATCATGTCAATGTCGCCAGTCATGATAATACCCTCACTAACATCATGATGACCTAACAGTCTGATGGTTTGCGTGTACGTATCTTCACGGAACTCACGGTCTGATGTAATAAATAAACGACGAGCCGTTGTGCCGTTATCGTTTTTCTTTACGTATTCATTACCGATGTCGTTAATAACATATGTTAGCGTGTCCCATCCTAACAAGTTCCATGCCTGTTCTACATATGGCATGTAGTTCATGTAGTCGGGGTTAGTATTGGTGCTTAATATCACCGTTCGTTTGTTGCTCATATTGAGTTTTCTTTTGTCCAATAAAATATGTCAGCATATTGTGATTCAATTACTCTAATGTCATCAAATTTGTCGCGGTATTGTGCAAAGAACTTCATAGTAGCTGTTTCATACCATCCTGCCGCACCAATGTGTCCCGTACAATCGTTTGACGATCTTAGTTCATGTGCAATCGGCACGGTAATGTCAGGCACTTCGTTAAAGTATGCGGACAAGTATGTATTTGGCATTCCTTTAAGGTAGTGTTGCACAATGGAATCTCGCCCGTGTTGACTTACTAAGGGATAAATGTATGCGTTTAACCAGTCTTGATCTGATCCCTTATTTGTAAAATTAAACGCTCCAAATTTGTAAAACATTTGATCCCATGTAGCGCATCCCGTGTAATCTCTAAATTCTTTACTACGAAATGCAACCATACCACCCATTAACGGAATGTTGTGGCTAACGCTGTCTGTAATGGCATGACACATCTTTGTGCCGTGCATCCAGTATTCAACTAACTGACGTTCTTTGTAGCTTGTAAGACTGTCTAAATCGCGGCATAAAAACAATTCCACATCACAATCGAATGCAGGTAATAAACGCCACAACATAGCCTTACACAAAGGTGCTTCAGTAATAATATGACATTGAATAATTTTAGCACGTTCTAATTCACCTAATATCGGACATCCGTCATAAGTTTGTTGATCTGTATGTACACGATTAATAAATTCCGGATAAATTAATCTATTCATGCGAATAGACAACAGCAACGCACGTAAATAACTGTTGAAACTAAAACAGTTCTCAAATTGAGAACCATAACCAAACAGGCTGTATGATATTATTTTCATTTATTAGATTGATATCGATAAAAGTACAACACTCGATCAATAGTCCATTCGGTTTGCAGAACTTTTGCGTTAAAGATTTGCATTGCAAAGTCCGTATCCTCACCAAAGTTGCTCAATTGAAAATGGAACTTATTAGCAATACTACGCTTTATTGGGTTAAGGTGATTTGGGCAGCGTTTGTATTCTTGAGGTGTTTCAAAATACGGATTGCCTGTATTGTCAAGACCGCAATAAATAGAATGACGGAACGGCTTTTGATACGTGCCATCTACGTAATACCAACCAACTATTCCGATGCAGTCAGGATTTGATTTTGTACCATGTAAAACGCTTTCGATGTAGTCATGACTTACCCAGTCATCGTCATCAATGAATACCACGTAGTCCATCCGAGAGCGTTCAATTAATCGCTGACGTTTTTCACCAATGGTAATTTTGCCTTGCGGCGTTGCGTCAAATAAAATCTCAACACGGTGTTCGGCTTTGTTGTTTCTGATCTGCTCTTGTAAGTGATGCAGCAACATTGCAAAGTTGTCGCGTCGAGCAGGTAGTGTAGGTATTAAAATACTAAGACTCATAAAAGTTGTATGCTTTACGTGCTAAATAATTTTCTTTGTCTCCTATGTTTATTGTTCTGTTTTCGTTGCGCTCATACAAAGCATCCCATTCAGCCTTACCCCATGCTACGTGCAAGTGGTCGAAAATGCGAATGTCAACGTACTTATGTTGTCCTCTTAACTTTGCCACCTCCGTTGCTTCATTATCGCACCATAATGACTTATAGGATGGATGGTAGATGTAGCCGTCTTGATTGTAGTACGCTTTGTTCATTATTGACATCGTACTGATGTTCTCATTTTGATGACCGTCAGGTAAATGCATGAACAAAGGTTCGTCAGTAAATTGCTGCTCAATTATGTCATCCCACCCATCGACCGTGAACACCATGTCATCAGAAAAGTTAACAAGTATATCCCAATCCTGTAATGTGTGCATATCCCTATTGATTGCGTCTATCTTACCGTAGGATGTACCGATTAGACAAATAACACGCAGATCGGGATTGTGATCCATTACGCGGTGATATTGCAACAATTCAGGATCGTCTTTATCTAATGACACCAACACCGTGATACGACTTTTATTCGTCGCCTTCATGATGCTATCCATACCACGCGCAAACTTGTCCGGACGTTGACGTGATGCGTATTTAATCAGAATCTTTTTCATCTTGCTTTGGTTTTAGTTCGTTGTTCAGTTTATTAACCCATCTATCACGGCTAACCTTTACAGCCTGTGCTATTTCATCAGGGAATAAAGATGGACGATGCTCAATAGGATATTCTATGTAGTTATCTAAGTCTAATGAGTAAACATACTGACTTGCTCCAATAGGACAAACAAAGTCAGCCTGTGTAAACCCTGCTAAGTTAGCACGTACGCTTATGTCCGCGTGTTCAAAGCCATACACCCCGAATGACTCGTCAAAGCTACCAATGCCATCTAAACAAGCACGGGTAAAGAACATCATGCAGCCATTACAATTGTTGTATTGTGCAATGTCATCCACGCATTTGATTTGCGTAACCTGCAATGTCTCATGCTGATAAATGAAGTGTTGGTTTCCCGTCCGCTTTGAATGTTCAATAAAAAAAGTCTCCCACCCTTTGGCACGTGGGAAGCAATCGTCATCAAATAAAAATACGTAGTCGCAATCCTTTAAAGCCTCAAGGCATTGATTCTTATTCCATGCAACGCCTTTCTTTTTCTCGTCGATCATTACGACTAACTTGTGATCCAATTGCGTGTGCTTTTTAATCTCATCCACGCACGTTTGTACGTGTTCAGGACGTGTGCATCCTGTTACCCCTATACCAATCTTCATAATGTGTTAAGTAGTGTGTGTACCGCTGCATCTGCGCGGTTATGGTTAAAGTGTTCAAACATTGTCTCTTGAAGATTCCATGCTAACTTATGACGTAATTCTTTGTTCAGAGTCAGTTCACGAATGCCGCGATACCATCCCTGATCTTCGTTAGTAGCTATGCAATTGACGTTGTGTTCCAAGTAAGGTGCATACGGCATTACATCAGATACAATCGCAGCGCATCCGGTAAAACCTGCCTCGATCAACTTCAACTCCGATTTGCAGGAATTAAATACACCGTGCTGCATAGGAATAAGTGCCACATCAACCTCTTCGTACATCTTACCGTAGTTAACAGCATCCATAGCCCACACGCGTTTGTACCATTGCTGATTCGCAACATGGTTGCCTTGCTCTATAAACTTTTTAAGGTAATTCCTATACCATTCCGATACGTTCGTGTAGTTGTTGGTAAAGTTGCGCTCTTGCTCGGCATAGCTACCGTGCGCGTTGAATGTCTGGATTAACTGCCATTTGCCTTTCAACTCCTGATCTTTAAACGAACGCTGAATGCCTTTGTGCATTAATGCAGCATCGCGCTCACGGAATGTCCCTGCGATAAATCCAAAGCGCGTAAATCTTGATGGTTGCTTCTTTGTAGTAAAGCGTGTTATTTCAGGTGCTATTGTGTTTGGTATAATTGTAGGAAGTACGCCAAATTGCTTAACATAGTAAGCAGATAACATCGGTGTCGAAACGGTAACGGCGTCCACAATTTTAACAACCTCATTTAGTTGATGCTTCCAACTTACCACCTCGTCCAATTGACGCTGTAACATTTGCGCCTCGTTATCTAACTTCAACGACTTAGCGTGTTGAATGTTTGCCTCTAATCGCTTCGGGTGCAGACGATGCCACGTAGGAATGTCCCAATGATCGTCAAGATCGAGAATAATCTTTTTTCCTTGATCCTTAATATATCGAAATAACTCAACAGGATAAGCGCGATTAATTACGTACACGTCTGCGTCCAACTTAGCACCGATTAGATCGTGTTTAAGGTTAATTGTAACGCCATCTACTTTACTGTATGGCATATAAAGACGATACAAGTCCATCCCGTTTCTGATGGGATGATCCGGTGTGCCTGTCATTACTAATGAGATACGCATTGGTTTTGGTTTTGATTAAATTCTTTTACCATTCGTTTAACGTACACGCATACGCTGCTGTAATGTATTCCGGTTACTATCTGAAAGTCGCGGTAGCTTCTTCGCTTTATTGGCGTGTAATTGATGTATTCACGTGTTACAATAGCCTCCATAGTAATATCAGTACGTTCACGCGCTGCATAATCTAAGAATGCTTTGAATTGATCCATTTCGATAACTGGCAACTGATCCGCATCATCTTCGTCGGCTATCACATCCACCTCATCCATTGTCAACTTAAATTCATTCAAGCCGCACTCCTTAAAATAAACACTACGCGTGTTACCTGCTAAATTCCGCAAAGTAATAAACGCGTAGTGCTTTAATCGTCCTGATGAATGTAACTGCAACAAACTTTCCTCAGGTAACTTGCAAACAGCCTCGATAACATAGTGCCAAAGATCTTCTCGCGTTTCCGCGCTAATCGCATACTTCCGCAAAGCACGTTTCAGTTCTTTGTGCGTGTATAGTTCTGCGATTATTTGGTCTCGATTCACGCTTCCAAACTTACGTTATTAATAAACGTGTTTATTTGGCACTTATTTACTTTTAGTTGACATATTCAAGTGCTAAGGCTTCGCGCTCTATGTTTCTAAATTGCTCGATGTAAATGTTCATCATGCTAACGTTATTCTTATCTCCGATGTCACTGAAGAAATTGCGAAGGTTGATTAACTTTTGCAGGTCATAACCCATGATCGTTAAATTCAACACCGGAACATTGCCAGTCAATAACAGCATCAACTTAGGTGATAAAGACTTCATTAGGTTAATGTAGGCATCATGGTAATTCTTATCCGCTTTTGGATTGTCTTTTAACAAATGTCGCTTAGCAGCGTGAATAACCGTAGCATGATCGCGGTTAAACGTAGCTGCTATCATTGGTGTGGTTAGCGTTGTGTATTCACGCATTAAGTTCATGCAAAGGTGTCGGACAAGCGTTAAATATCCGAGTCTTGACGCACTTGCTAACTGTAAGTAGTTTAGGTCAAATACTTCCTGAACTGAATTAAAAAGTTCGTGTTTGAATTTTTCTGCCGGAATTTTCATTGGTTTTGGTTTTTGGTTTTAGTTAAAAAAAGTCTGCAGGAAATACAACCGAGTTTCTGACTATGTTCCATTTTGCTCCCATGTCTGCCAATTCTTTAAGTGATTCCACATCACCCCATTTATTGTCGTTTACAATTTGCTCAATCAGTTCATCTGTCAAATCTACTTCATTTTTACCGCTGTAAAAATCTTCATAAATTTTTGCATTCATGTTAATTTAATTTTTGGTTTATTTGATTGTTATTTAGTTAAAATGGATTCTCGTCGTGGTATTTCTTTATTGCGTCCGTGTTTGGATTGTACATCGGTTGCATTTGTAGTTGACTTACTTCGTAGTCGGTAAATAACGTACACGAAGATATGAAGTTCGTTGTGATCGTTCCAACCGCTCCGTTACGATGCTTAGCAATTATTACCTCCGCTTTGCCTTGCGTCGAATTACCGCCTTCATCCTGCAGTATGCCGTAATATTCGGGACGGTGAATAAAAATAACTACATCCGCATCCTGCTCGATTGCTCCTGATTCGCGTAGATCAGATAGCTGTGGGATCTTATCCCCCCTACCTTCAACGGCACGACTCAACTGCGATAAGGCAATCACTGGTACATTGCAATCCTTAGCTACTTTCTTTAACTCACGGCTAATCTCGGATATAACCGCCTCACGGTTTCGGTTCTTTGCACTTGGAACGTTTACAAGTTGCAGGTAATCAACAAATATAATCTTTGCACCTCGCTCTACTTCCTTTAACGCCTTTGATCGTAACTCCTGCCAGTCTATACCTGCTTTGTCCTCGATAAATAGCTTCATCCGCTCGACCTTACCACGTGCTTTTTCCACCTCCAACAATTCAACCTGCGACAAAATTCCGTTCTTATATCGCTCCGCATCTACTTGCGCATGTTGCATTATTAGTCGTTGCGTTAATTGTAGGGATGACATTTCTAGCGAAAAGAACACGGATGGCACGTTACAATTTTTGGCAAAGGTTAACACCAAAGCCGTTTTACCCATTGCAGGTCTCGCTGCCAAAATAACAAGGTCGCTATTTTGAAAGCCACCCAAGATTCGATCTAATCCTGCTAATCCGGTACGAACTCCCGTTGGTAACCCTTTAGCGTAATTCTCAGCCTTCAAATTGTAATTCTCACGCTCAGCATTTACTACCTCAGCGACATGGACGATTTGTTTGCCTTTAGTCGTTTCCTGAAGCATAAAGTCATACAACTCCTTAACCTGATCGCGTAAATCAAACACGTCGCTGCTTTCGTTCTGAGACTTGGTAAATAGTTTCTCAGATTTATGCAGTATTTCGCGCTTAATCTTGTATTCCAACAATAACCTGCAATGACCGTCAAGGTGCAGCGATGATGCCACACGCATTGCGTAATCGCTTAATACCGCCATCCCACCTATAACCTCTAATTCATTGCTCGACTTTAATTCTTGAGTAACGGTTACAAGATCAACCGCCTCATGCCTACGGAATAGCCGTTCAATTGCTGCAAATACACGTGCGTTCTTGCTATCATAAAAGCAACGCTCGTCGATTATGTCTAATGCTTGTTTGGTTGCGTTAACGTCGATCAGCAACGTGCCAATAACGATACGTTCTAACTCATTCGCTGATATGGTTTTATTCTGCTCCATTTGGTTTGGTTTTGGCAAAGTTAATCTAACTTTCTATATGCCGGTGCTTTTACAACTGTCTTTTCTGATCGTTTTCTTTTGGCAAAGTTATTGTAATGGAATCGCGCGTCCTTTGGTGTCTTGGTCAACTCGCCTTTCTCTTTTAGCCATTCAATAAACGCGTTCACCGTTACCTCGAATTGTTCGTCCGTGTACTTGCCGTTCCGCTGCTGAATGTCTCTCCATGATGTTCGCTGCATCAGGATCGGTTTTAACTGGTCAACTTCGATGTGTTGGTTGTCTAATGATGGTGTGTAGTTAGGTCTGACAATTTCAACAACATCGTTATTATTGTTATTAGATTTGTTTTTATAATTATTTGTTTTTATGGTGACACCCATGTCATGGGGGGGGATGACATCCGTGTCATGGGAAGATGACTTCTGTGTCATGAGGGGGTGACAAAATTCAGAATTAATAACTAATGATCTAAATTCTAAATTTCCTTGTGCATCCAGTTTCATTACCCTTCCCAAAATACCTTTGTTTTCCAAATCAGAAAGATCGCGTTGTATGGTTCTTTCCTCACAATCAAATGCTTCTGCAAAATGTTTGTTACTTGCAAAACAATAACCACGTTCATTACTCATGTTTGCTATCATGGCTACTAATAACTTTTGTCTGCATGATAAATCTTTGTGATACAGCACCTGCGATGTAATTACCGCGTAATAATTTTTCATAGTTATAAAATAAATAAGCCCATCAACATACTCACAGGGTCTCACGTCTGCTTTCTGCCAATGGGCATTTAAGTTGTTAGTTGCTGATAAGGTGAGACCGCAACGATGAACAAATATATTACTTTTTATTTCCCTGCATACCTTTCAGCAACTTTTTTGCGTCTGATTTATTAACAAGCGTGTAGGTTGTAAATCTTCCACTCGTTCCGTATCGCGTTTTAAATACTGATGGCTCTTTTTTGAATTTTAAGCCCATTTCCTCAAACTCTGCTACACGTGATGGTAGTTTCATACTTCCCGTTAATTTAAACGCTGTAATGGTCGTTAAATTGCGTTCCTGAATAAATGCTGTAATTAATGCTTGTCTTTGAGTTTTCATTGTTAGTTGTTTTTAAGTTTATTGATTAATTGATTACGTTGTTCTACGGCTTTTAAAATGGCAGCCTTGCCAGTCTCGATGTCATCTTCAGGTATCTCAAAGAATAGCAGGAATAACCCACAATCCTCGTTAATGCGATCATCAAATGAAACGAACAGTCCATGCCGCGCATCGTGAACTATTGCACCTGCGACAATCTGCCAATAGTAATCTTTGTTAACCGCTTTAAGGTCATCCGCTGATTCGATAAGGCAACAATACTCGATGTGCGTCTTTGTCTTTGGGCATTTAACCTCAACGATCACCTTATGCCCGTCATCGGTCATACCTACACGATCACACGTAGCACCAAAGGCATCGCACTCATCCCACGTTTTGAAATAAGACTCCGCTTCCATCTTTAATCCCGTGTTGCGCTCTGCCCATTTAATCGCTAACGGCTCTAACTCCAAACCACGCTGCATTTCCTCGCTCATGTACGTGTTGTCCGCGGACTGACCTGTAAGGATTTCACCGACCTTCTCCAACACAATCGGATGATATTTACCGCGTGGCTTGGTCAACAGTTCTGATAGTCGGGAAGCTGTAAACCTCCCAACACGTTGTTCGTACCATTCGGGCGTGTAGCTTTCGATAAGATTACTCATGCCACTTCGACTTATTAGGTTCAACATACGGCTTTGATTGCACGTCGATCACTTCCTCATAAGTATGGATGCCCATGCTAATTTCAGGTGCAAACTGACGAACGAAAAATGCCGCTGCCCGGTATCTGAGCATTAACTGTGGCATTGTTTTCCATTTGCTACCTGCTTTCTCGCTCCATCCTTCC